GAAAGACGCACCTGTTGGAGTGATATAGAACGTGATGTCTATAAATTCTAACGATTTGGTTGGTTTGATGTAAATCTTACCTGTCATTTGATTTCTGTCTAAATCAGCTGCGTCTGACGAAACTGTTACACGGAAATCGTAAAGACCTCTATCTCTTCTAATCGAATCTAATATTGGGTTAACAGAATCTAAGAAGTCTTGTCTTACTTTAGCATCGTTTTGTTCAAATAATAATCTAACAGAAACTGCCGATATTAATTTACGTGCTTGAAGTAATAATCTTCTTACGTTGATTCTATCAAGAGCCGATTGTCTAATTTGAAGAGTTTTGTTACCCCAAATTACTGTTCCAACATCAGAGAACGTTGCGATTGGATTTAAACGACCTTGATATAGAGTATCTCTATTCTCTTGAGTTAATTTAATTCTCGCTTTAACCGCATTTACAATACCTCTCGTGTAACCCGCAGCTGCGAACCAAGGATAAGCGATGTTGTCTGTTAACGCTAAGTTTCTCGTTACCTCAGCAGTTGCCGGTAAGTAAATTTGAGTATTATTAACAGTATCTCTCATTAATACCCAAGGGTAGTAAGTAGCCGTGTAGTTAGAGTCAATACCTGAATTCGCTAAATTATCTACGGCCTCTTGTGGGTAAATAAAATCAAATTGATTACCTGTTGAAGGAACATACATATTGTAGTCAGGTGTTGTACAAACGTACAATGAATCCGCTCTACTATATTCAATCATATCGATTGCGTTTTCAACTAAATTAGAGTTATTAACATAATCAATACCCGGTGTAACAAACACATTAATATTTACCGCTTCAGGATTTGCGAATGTTTCTTGACCCAATAAATAAGCGTAATAATCAGTGTTAGCAAAATCTTGAGTATTACCGGCCACACTAATTTGTTTAAATGCCCCCCAACCTGTCGCTGAAGGGTATCTTGGTGTTGGACAAGCTCCTTTTAAATAACCTGCTCTACCTAATACAAATCTATCAGTATTTGTTCTAAATTCTCTGTAGATATCCCATCCATCAAAACCACCTTTAACTAGTAAAGTAAATTTACGTGCAAAAATTCTATAATAAGGATTTTCAGGGTTATCAGGGTCAGATGTAAATGGTGCATCACCACAGAAGAACGCCGGAGTACCACTAGTTACAAACACATTTGGTATTGTAATACCTGTTGCGTTTTCGTCCATATGGAATCCTCTTGTTCTAAAGTTCCAAGGATTACCTTCAGTATCATTACAGATATCTAAAGGAAGTTGTGTTCCTTTATATTGGAAGAAGTCAACATCAATACCTTCAGTATCAGAGATACCTAAATAAGTTCTTCTTACATTATCACCTGCACTTGTAGTTGTGTCGTCCGCACCTGATGCCAAACCAAATGGTGGATTATAAACTACTTCACCAGGATAATAGTATTTAGATTTTATTAATGGGAATGGTGGTCTTACACCAGCATATTCTCTATAATCATATCCCAAGAATCCACAAGGAAGTGCATCTACAGGAGCGTCTTCATTCATTTCAACCATTACATAACTTGATAATAATGGATATTCACCATCTAAACTACCAATTTTTTTACCTACGAATGAATTATCTTGAGGGTTCATTGTACAATTAGTATATTTTTCAAGAACTACAGGTGCTGAATCAGTATCGAAGAAATCTCTAATCAATACATCAAAAGTACCGTTGTTAAATGACATATTAGCTAACGATATTTTAATATCAACGTTAGCAGAATCACCATCAGCAATAGTTGTAAATTTAAATAAGTTATAAACTTTATTACCCCTTAATTCTGAAACAACCCAAGGTGATACCGGAGATTGATATTTCTCTAAATAAAAAGCTATTGATGTTGGGTCAATTGCTTGACGTGCATCAGGTAAAGCAGTTAATTCACAATTTAAACCTCTAATATAACCCATTCTCCACGCATTAGTTAATAATGCTTGGAATCTTTCTTCAACAAATAACGGAACAACTGTTCTCGGTTTAGAGAAGTTAGACGAACCAAATACTTTACTAATATATTTAGGGTCAGAGTTTGATAATGATGTTTCAAAGAAATATTGGTCACCATCTTTACTTGTGATGTTAACACCAAAAGTTGAAAATGGGTTTTTAGTTACACCAGAATATGTTCCTGTACAATCTAAACTAACATCAGTTAATCCTGATACTTCATAAACCGGACCATCATCTAAACCATATGTTGAAAGACCTCTTGAACGTAACGTAGCAATTACTAAATCATCATAATCAGTATATGCGGTTCCCGAGTAGACATAAATAACACCTATCAATGTACCTGTATAACAATGAACCGGTTTAGCCGTCGTTGTTGAAGTAGTCGATGTTGATGTAGTAGTTGTACATGGGTCGGTCGTAGTAGTAGTAGTTGATGTTGATGTTGTAGTTGTTATTACAGGTGTTAATGTTAACCCTGTTACAACAGACCAAAATGAAAATCCTGTATATGCCGCATTTCCAACATTATCGAATAATGAGTAATACCAAGGGTCATTTTGTGGTGCAGAATAATTACATAAATTAGCACTTACATTATCAACTTCATAAACATTTGTTTCTCCTGTATATACTTCACTTAATCCTGAATAAACACTTGTTGGTACCGCTCCATAGTAATAAATTGAAGTGTCTTCTTTTGATGGTGTTGAAACTACGTCAAAAATTTGTTTAGAGAAATCAGTATACAATGTACTCATACTACCATCAAACTGTTCGTAAGGTTCGTACAATATTGAAGATATTTCAGGTGCTAAATTAGATGTGTTTGTAAATACAATACTATCAATACTATTTGTACACGCCGAGAATTCAATCGAATAATTTATTGTTTTGAAGTCAACACATTCAGAAACACAGTTAACTGTTGTTGCACTTTCACAAAAGAAATCAACCGTTGTTGGGTTAACATTAGCTTTTGTTGTTATAGACCAAGATGGTCCCGCATCATAACCTGATAATCCTAAAACTCTTGTTACGAATAATTGGTTAGATTGTTGTAAGTATGATTTGGCAATATAAGCCGCTTCGTACTTTGGAATTTGTGTATTTATAAATTTTTCTGGAGAAGTTCCACCGAAGAAATTTGTGAATTCATCAAAATTTCGTATAAAGATAGGTTCGAAAGCAGGACCTTTTAAGGTCTCACCCACAATACCCAACGTGGTAACCCCCACACTTTGTGCTACGAAACTTAAATCAACTTCAGAAGTATATACTCCGGGAGATACGAATACTTTTTGATTTGATGCCATTAGTTTGTCTTTTTTATTTGTAAATTTATTTTTATTGATAAATATTATAAAAAAAACCAAAATACTTTACTTCATAAGAAGTATTTATAAATTAGGTAGAATAAATTCTGCCTTTATTCTACCATGGCAGATGACGAAAAAAAGATTAAGAACCTAAAGATATCAATTGAGGTTCACAGTGTATTAAAGACCTATTGTGAAAAGAGGGGTATAAAAATGTATCGTTTTTTAGAGAGAATGATTTTAGACCAATGTAAGGAAAAGAAGGATATCTATGGTGAGAACTAAACTATTTCATTATTTAACTCAATAATCCCTTCTTTTGTCTCATCATTTTTAACCACTATGATTTTCAAAACATCATTTGTGTTTATCTGAATTTGAAGTAAATCAGTACCATAATATTGATTATTTAGATACACATCGTATGACTCAATGTTGGTCGTTTCACCTAAATTTAAATCAACAGTATAATCAAAAATTTGTGATAAAATATTGTTACCGGCAACAAATAAAAAATTAGTTACTGTCGATTCATCCGCAATATTTTTTCTTCGACCACGAGTAAACGATTCTTTTTCAAATTCAATAACCGTTAAAACTCTTGAAACTGCCGGGGCAACTTCAAATTCGTTTTCATCAATTAAAAATCCTAACATTGTAAAATCATAACTTTGAATATAATATTTTCTTTTATCAATACTCATAACTGATTCATCAGTAATGTTATTCATTATGATTGGAATATAATGACCTTTGATGGTTGTGTAGGCTTGACGAGAGGCAAACATTTCAAGAATGTTTTTATTTAAAGCGTTTAATTCTCTCATTCTATTACAAATTATTTTAACACTATATGTAATATCAACAGGAACAGGTTGAGGTATTTTATATATATCCATACCATTTCTATTTCCATCCCAAGTTGGTACTTGAGCATAAAAATATTGTTTTCTATTTGGTATATTATAAATTGTTGCAGGATTTGTTCCGAATTTAACCTCAGGGTTTCTTACAACCGTAATAAATGGTGGTGACACGTTTGAATCTAAATCTTGAAAATTCCAAGTTTCTGTAAATTGTGACCAGTTTTGAGAGGTAATAAGAATATCGACCATTGGGATTACTTGACCATCCACAATTGTTTGTAAATCATTTTGAACAAAATTTAACATACCCCCATCTAAATCGGCGTGTAAAATAGATTTTGGTAAATAAGTTCCGTCTTTATTAATTTTTTCCAATAGTTGTTCTCTTCTTGGATAAAGAGTTTTTGGAAATGTTAACGGAATTGTTTTCTTTATTTTATTTGGTAATGGCATGTTATTGTTTTGTTATAAATATTTTGTCTCTTAAATTTATCATTTCAACTTCACCGGCACGATATATTGGTTCTTCGGTGTCTTTTACAACATAAGAGTTATATTTGTAAGGATTATAGGTAACGATATTATTATTTGGTTGAGATGGTAAATCCTCACAAGGGTGTTTACAATAATCATCTAAAGTTCCAATCACAAATGAATGAACGTTTTTTCGTTTTTCTTTTAATACTTTTTCTCTACCACCTTGTCTAACTCTAAATTCAACATCTGATAATTTAACATAGTCAGCGTGAATTATTACACGACCTTTATAAATGATTGAAAATGTGTGTTTATGCAAATTGTAATACAACATCACTTTTTTTCCAACATATTCTTTTTCTTGATTATCGTGACCACACTTGTGGCAGATATAAGGGTCGTTTCCTCCGTCGGATAACGCCCAAGACCAACCACACTCGTCACAAATTACTTCTTTATTTGTGACAGTTTCTAATAGTTTTCTATATTGATTTTCGTTAATAATTATTTTCATAATCGTAATATGTTGAAATTGTTTTAACCGGTAAATTAAAATTATCTTGGAACCATTTTTTCATTGGTTCTTCCCAATGATTACCAAACATATTATCCAAATGTTTGGAGTATTCCCCCAAAACTTCTAAAATCGGAGCGTCTTTATAATAACCGGAGTGTGTATCATAATATTCCTTTTCAAAATAATGGAATACCATATCTGAATCATATTCTCCTTGCCAATCACCCTGATAAAAAATTAAAAAGTTTTCATTTTCGCTATTAATATCCGGATATCCATCTTCATCTTCATCCACACCATAAACCCAACCCATTTCACTTGGATTAAATGTTTTATCAATATAATTGTATATTGAATTGAATAGTTTATTTTCTGTTATTATTAGTTTCATTATAATCCTCTAAATTCGTTTTCCGTTACCGGAGTTGCAACATATGATTTATAAAATGGTTTATAACCGGCGTATGTATGTTTATTATCTGAATTAATTCTTCCGTCGTCACTTACCACATAATATCTTACTTTACTTTCAGTTTCATAATAACCAATATAATCTCCATAATTAATTTGAATATTCAAATCATTAAGTTGAGCCGCGTAAACCGCAAACTTCATATTACCAGGTTCTGATTGTGTAATTTTTGAATTACCCAAGTATTTTGTTTCAGGCGGTAGTATTTGAACATAAGCTTTAAACTCAATGGGTGGTAAATATTTTATACCATCAGTCATTACCTCACCATAAACATCATCTGTTTTGGTTTTCAATCTATCTATCTTATAAAGGACTAATGTAAAGTTCATATCACCATACAACCATTCTTCACCCATAGAGATGTCTAAATCATAATCCTCCGCTCCAAAGAACTTTCCTATCCTTGTTATTGGTACTAAATTTCTACTCATCTTGATATTTTTTTTGTCTTTCGTAATATGATTCCGATTGAGTGCTTGAGTCAATAATTATAACATTAATTGCAAAATAATCTTTTATAGTTTTTTGTATTTCATGATTCCACTCATATCTGTAAGCAACAGGAATTGAATTTCGGTCAGAATTAACTTTTAAATATTTACTGTCATCAGGGACAACATATGTTACCCTCATATAATATTCGTCACCAGTATCATCAGTAGGTCTTAATTCATAAGTAAGTTCAGACACACCATTAGGTTTAATGTGCTTTATCATTTTATTTATTAATCTTTCTAATGTTTCTTGTTCCATTCTCATATATTGATAAATATTAAATAATTTATTATATTTCTATTAAAAGATTAAATTTGGAAAACAATACATCTGAAAATAGTAATCTTACGTTAGAACAACGTGCGTTAACTCTCCTTGAAACTTACGAGGGGGCGAATAACTATATCCTTAAATTAAAATTTCAAAAGGAAAGTAATAAAAGATTTTACCCTACTCGAGCACAATCTGATTATATTATAAATTATTATGAGGTCATACCAAAGGTAGCTAAACGTTGGGTAGATTTAGACCCGTACTTTGCTAAAAAGATTGCCGATGAAAAATTACTACTAAAAATTCCTGAACAGGTATGGGTTGAAAAGCTATTAGTTGAGAAAGAAAAATCCTATCACGTTTGGGGTAAAATTTTAGAGGGTGAAACCATCCACGAATTTTGGCTACCTAAAGGTGCTTTAATCAAAACACACACAATTAAAGATGTTAAAATTGATTACGAAAAATATTCACATCGACCACCACTAAACC